TTTTTTTTATTTACAAAATTATAATATATACAAAAGGAACAATTAAAGATTTGTTTTTTAAGGAGTTTATAAATGAAAAGAGAATTGTTTATTAAAAAGGCAAAAAAGATTCATGGTGAAAAGTATGATTATTCTTTGTTGGATAATAATGTGAATTATAAAAGTAAAATAGTAATAATATGTAAAAAGCATGATTTAGAATTTAAACAGAATCCGAATAATCATTTGAGGGGAAAGGGTTGTAAAATATGTGCAAAAGAAGAAAGAAAAAGAAAATTAAAAATGAATAAAAATGAATTTATTAAAAAAGCAAGAGAAGTACATAATGATAAATATGACTATAGTAAAGTTGAATATATTAATTATCATACTAAAGTTTGTATAATTTGTCCAGAACATGGTGAATTTTGGCAATCGCCTTCTAAACATATTCCAAGAAAATTTGGTTGTAAAAAATGTGGAATGTTAAATAAGACTCAATGTCAACCAATGAATAATGAATATTTTATTAAAAAAGCAAGAGAAGTACATGGTGATAAGTATGATTATTCAAAAGTAGAATATATTAAAACTCATAAAAATGTCAAAATAGTTTGTTTAGTACATGGTGAATTTGAACAATTACCATCTAATCATTTGAGATATAATAGAGGTTGTCCAAAATGTAACGCTAATTTTTCTAATGTTGAAAAGGATTTTTTAAAATTTATTGAAAAAAATTATTTTGGTGAAGTGTTGGTAAATGTAAAAAATATTATTAACCCATATGAATTAGATGTTTATTTACCAGATTTAAAATTGGCTTTTGAATTTAATGGATTATATTGGCACTCTGAAAAATTTGTTCATAAAAATTATCATTTAGATAAAACTTTAAAATGTGAGTTGAATGATAAAGAAATCCATTTAATACACATATATGAAGACGACTGGACATATAAACAAGATATTGTTAAGTCTAGGATACTTAATTTACTTGGTAAATCTAAAAAGATTTTTGCAAGAAAGACTGAAATAAAAGAAGTCTCATATAAAGAAAGTAGAGAATTTCTCGAAAAAAATCATATTCAAGGTAATTGTATATCTAAAATTAGATTGGGACTTTATTATGAAAACGAATTAGTTTCTTTAATGACTTTTGGTAAATTAAGAAAATGTTTAGGACAAAAATCAAAAGAAGGTTTATATGAATTGTTAAGGTTTTGTAACAAGATAAATACTTCTGTTGTTGGTGGTGCTAATAAGTTGTTTAAGTATTTTATAAATAATTATAATACAGAACAGATTATTAGTTATGCTGATAGAAGTTGGACAATGAATAATGGTAAAACTTTATATGATAATTTAGGTTTTAAATTACATTGTATCACACAACCAAATTACTATTATGTGAATAAAGGAATTAGAGAAAATAGATTTAAATATCGTAAAAATGTTTTAGTTGAACAGGGTTTCGATGTTAATAAATCAGAACATCAGATTATGTTAGAAAGAAATATTTATAGAATATATGATAGTGGAAGTATAAAATATGAGTTTAAAAACAAACACGAAATTATTGAATAGTTATGAAGTTGAAACACCAGAAGGATTTAAACCTTTTGCTGGGGTTGGTGAAATTGAAGAAGAAGTTCAAATTCTTAAATTTACTTTGGAAGATGGTAATGTAATTGAAGTTTCCACTGACCATACATTTATTATAAACGGGAACGAAGAAATTGCCAAGTATCTTCTTGAAGGAGATGTTTTAGAAACAAAAGATGGATTAAAAGAAATAGTTAAGGTTGAATTAAACAAAAAGAAAGAAAAAGTTTATACTCTTCTTGAAGTAGAATCTTCCGATAATTCTTATTATACAAATGATATTGTTAGTAAGAATTGTAAGTTTCTTGGAAGTCAGTCAACTCTTATTGACTCCGATGTGCTTGAGAGAATACATTTCAAGGACCCAGTTGCTACAAAGTGGGAAGGACTTCTTTCTATATTTAAGCAGCCTGTGCCTGGTGGTGAATATGTGCTTGGTGTAGATACTGCGAAAGGAACCGGAAAGGATTATTCTGTTATTCAGGTTCTTCGTATAAAGAATGAATTTGATGTTGAACAGGTGGCAATTTATAGAAACAACTTGATAAGACCACATGACTTCGCTCAAGTATGTGTCTCTGTAGCAAAGTATTACAATAATGCTCATATGATGGTTGAAAATAATGATATTGGACAGACTGTTGCTGATTCAGTTTGGCATGAGTTTGAATATGAGAATTTGATTAATGCTGATCCTAAGGGACTTGGAATAAGAAGCACAAAGAAGACAAAGCTAAAAGCTAACATGTTATTGAAGGAGTATCTTGAAAAGGATAGACTTTCTATATGCGATGAAAAGACGCTTTACGAGCTTAGTAGATATGAGGAAGTTAGACCGAATGTATTTGCTGCTGGAAGACATGACCATGATGACTGTTTTAAGAAAGATGCTTTAGTCAAAACTAAAAGAGGTTATATACCAATCGTAGATGTAGTAATCGGTGACGAAGTTTTGACTCACAAAGGAAGATGGAGAAAAGTAACAAATTTAATTGAAAAAGAATTTGATGGTGATTGGTACGATATAAAATTCGAAGGTCAATTGAATTTGTCTTGTAGTTATAATCATCCAATTTATACATCGGATAGAGATTGGGTCTTCGCTAGAGATTGGAATGAACAATCGTGTATTAGTGTAAAAATGCCCCTGAAAGATAATGAAGATGAAAAATATTTGTATGAAGACTATGTTGAAAGTAAGGGAAATAATAAGAAAATTGATATAAAAATGGATGATAACTTTGCTAAGTTTTTGGGTTTATTTTTAGCAAATGGCCACGCTTATAAAGATGGTAAAAAATATCATTATAGAATGACAATTGCTTTTGATAAAAAACACACTGACTTGATTACGGAAATGAAAGAATATTTGAATTCTTTAGGAATTTCTACTTCATTAAGATTTGAAAAAGACAATAATGGTTGTACAATTCAGTTTGCAAACAAATTATTACATTATCTTATGAGTTATTGCTATGACGACTCAAGAAATAAAGTATTACCTTTTTATGCGTTTAAATTAGGTTACGATTTAAAATATGTATTAGAATATTGGTTGAAAGGTGACGGTTATGTTTGTGAAAGAAGTAAACATTCTAAATGTTTTGTTGGGGCTACTATTAGTAAAAAGCTAGCTTTAGATATGAGAGATATAGCAATTTCAATAGGCAAAAAAGCAAACATCCAACACGTTCACAAGAAAAAAATAAATGAAAAGGATCAATATCACGTTACAATTTATGATGATTACAACGGAAATTGTAATAGTAAAAGTATAAATGAAATTTCAAATTTTGAAGTTAGTCATAAAATATCAAAATCAAAGAATATAAAACAAATCAAAAAAAGTCATTTTAAAGGAACAGTATATAATATTAGTGTTGATGAGGATGAAAGTTTTGTATGTGATGGAATTGTTGTTCATAATTGTGTTACTTCTTTACTTTGGGCTCTTTACTTTATCATAACGGATGATTTTGAGGGAAGGACCTATGATTCCAAGTCAATTGAAGACGAGTATAATATTCGTGTTGGTGAATGGGAAGATGATATCCCTGACATGAGGGAAGAGAAAGATAGTGAAGCTGATCCGAGATGGATGCCTTCAGTTATTTTTGATGGAGATTTGTAGTAAAAGTATAAATACAACTGAATTAGTATAAATATTTTGGAGGATTTATGAGAGATTCGAGAAAGCCAAGAGCAGGATTAGCAGTCAAAAGCACTGCTAATATAAATAAGAAAGAGACTGATAAATTGAAAGAACCAGAAGTTGTTGAAGTCAAACAGTCATCGGAAAAGAAAGTTAGTAGAAGAAAGAAAACTTCTAGTCAAGATAATTAATTTTTGGAGGTAAACAATGGCAAGAGTATTCACAACCCCTGGTGTCTATCGCAGAGAGATTGATCTTTCTGAAATATTAGTCCCAACTGGCATTTCCAATGGTGGAATTGTAGTTAGATCAAAGAAAGGACCTGTCAATAGACCAGTTCTTGTCACAAACGACAAGGAATTTATTGAGGTTTTTGGTGAACCAATTTTCACTTCTGGAACAGATTCCACAACAAATGGAAAGCTTATTCCAGAATACGGATATGGTGCTTATGGAGCACTTGAATATTTGAAAGAGTCCAACAATCTCTACGTTGTTAGAGATTTCACGCCTGGTTCAGACAACTATGCTCATGTAGATGTTTCACCATCTACATTGGACTTTACTATTCAGAGTGCTGGTATTTCTGGAACAAGATGGGAAAGAGGTAATAGACTTGACACGCTTGACTATATTAGTATAATTGATGATTACGCAGACGATTCAGATGGTCACGACAAATTTGTTATTGGAGCACTTGGTCCTGGTACAGATGGTAACAGTATTGCTGTTACTATTGAGCCATTTAGCCCATCAGCAGACTGGAAGTTCACATATGATGAATATCCAACTTCAGCACATGCGGTTTCATCTGACACATTGACAAATGATGATTGTGCTGAGTGGTATCCAATCGGTAGTAAGGTTGCTAAAATCAATGTTTACGTAAAGTCAACAACACAGAGTTGGGATGATCTTTATAGAAACAACGATGATAGAAACGATGGAAGACTTTTCTTGTCTCCAGTAGAAACATTCTATGGTTCTCTTAGTGAAGACTTGAAGGATGAAAATGGAAACAACCTTTTCATCGAAAAGGTTATCAATGGGAACTCTCAGTACATTTATGTCAAGAAGGGAAATAGTGTTGGTGTAGAATGGGAAATTGAGAATGGTCCTAGTGATGACCTTATACCAACAGCAGAAATATCTGATACTGAAGAAGAGTATGTTAAGTTTGTTTCTTCTGCGACAACACAATCTAATAGTAATAGATTGATGATACTTTCTGGTGGTGAAAGTGTGAAGGATGATGGATTGAATGACATTACTGGATGGAATATATTCGAGGATAGAGAGAACGTCAATGTACAGATACTTATCGGAAGTTCTCATAATACTGCTGTCAAGCAGGAAATGGGAAGAATAGCAGCAACAAGAGCGGACTGTATTGCAACAGTTCAGGCTGGTGATCTTGATGCCGATACGACAACGCAAGTTAGAAATGCTGAATTGTATGGTTACAGAACACCATCTTATGTTGCTATCTATGCAGGATATTCAAAAATCTATGACAAGTACAACGATAAGTTCGTTTTCTTGCCAAATGCGATTCTTGGAGCATCTTTGTTCGCAAGAGTAGACAACATTGCTAATCCTTGGGAAGCTCCTGCTGGTATCAATAGAGGTACGCTTTCGGTTCTTGACCAGAGAAAGATTTGGACATTCGATGAGATTGGTAAGCTTTACGATAGAAATATCAACGTGCCGAGGTTCATAAGAGGAACTGGTCATGTTATGTGGGGTCAGAAGACTGCTCAGTTGAAGGCATCTGCTCTTGATAGAATTAACGTAAGAAGAAATCTTCTTTACATTGAGAACAACATCGAGACAGCATTGCTTCCATTTGTTTTTGAGAATAATACTGCTAAGACAAGATTGAGAGTCTTTAGCTTGATAGATGAGTTCTTGGCAGGTGTTCAGGCTGGTGGTGGATTGACAGCATATCAGGTTGTCGTTGATGAGAGTAATAATACTCCTGCTGTCATTGATGCTAATAGATTGAATGTTGACATTTACGTACAGCCAACAAGAGCGATTGAATTCATCCAGTTGACTACTGTTATAACACGTACAGGAATTTCATTCGAAGAAGTTAGAATTGCTACTGCGTAATTGACAAATGTTAATAAATATGTTATAATATAAAAGTGGGACAGTGGGTTGCAAACCATTTCCTGAAACCTTGATTAGTAAGGATTACCACTTTTTTATTAAATCTATCAAGGAGATTATATTGAAAAAATTAAACGATTCAATTTTTATAC